CAGGTATCCTAGCCAGCAATAGGCCTCCCACTCCGATTACTCCAGCGTATCTGCCTTCTGTCATCTCTGGATATTGAGTTTCTGGATATTGGTCAGCTCTCACTAACTCCCATCCTTCTCTCAAAGATGATGCTACATTTTTAGCATCTGATGTTCCAAGTATCTCAGAACGTATCCATTGATGTCTATATCCAGTTGGCGCTGGTGGTGCATCAAGTGAGTTGGGTGGAGTCCAAACTTTTTTGACTTCTATTTTGTCTCTAGTTTGACTCGCACGTGAAGTTTTGATTTTATCATTTTCCATTTTATGCTCCTTCCGTGATTTTTAATTGTTTTGCATAATCTTCTAGCGGCACACCTAATCTTTTAGCAATTGCTACCTGTGAAGGCGTGAGTCGTACAGTTCTTTTGCGTCCTGTTGAGGCTGAACGTTTAGCCGAAGCTACATTTTGAGTAGGTTTTACTCTTTCTGTAGTAGTATCCTCTACCTTATCAAATTTGTGCGGAAATTCAAGTCTTATTCTTTTATCAACTTCTGCATAATATTCATCAGATTTAGGATCATAACCTTCTTGCTCTACAAGTACTTTATGTAGATCAAAAGCGGTATAAGTCATTGCTGAATCATTACCAAACCAATTGTTTCTAGATGCCCAATCTTCTGCTTTAGGGTCTGTAGGTGCTGTTTGAGTTGGTCTTTGAGGTGCAATATTTACATTTTTAACAGGTTCTGGTTTAGACTCTTCTGCAACTTTCATCGCATTTAATCTTGCTCCATCCATTGTTAAGTGTGCAATCTGTTCTTGCGCTGCAATTTGTGCTTCAACGTTTTGAGATTCAATAGCATTTTTTAAAGCTAACTTGGCTGCTGCCATATTAGTTTTTACTCTTGATTCAAATTCTGAAGTATAGGATTTATCTAATTTAGATAGTCTTCCTTCTAACTCACTTTTTTGATTGTTAGTTACTTCTGCAAAAGCAATTGCTTCTTCTTTTTGCCTTTCGGCTTCACGCATTTTACGAGTAAGTTTAGCAATACGTTTTTGAACGCCATCACTATATTCTTTTAACTCATCTTTTTCTTCAGTCTTTTCAAGCTTAGTCTCTCTTTCGTTTTCAAAAGATTTATCTTCTGGGACTTGCTCTACTTCTATTTTTTCTTCTACAGGTGTTTCAACTTTTTCGGGTTCACCTTTATCATCTAAATTAATTTCGGTTGCTTGTTGATCAGCTTCACCGACGTCAATTAAATTATCTACTTTGTTTTCGTTTTCTGTTGGCATAGTTTCCTTCCTATGTTGTTAAATGTAATGAAGAACTGATTCAGGATCACCTATGGTCCCTAACACTTCATCATCGTTTAGTATTCGCACTTCTCCACCTTCAATCGGTAAACGTGCGCCAGCATACCTAGCAAACATTACCCAATCTCCTATTTTACACCACGGCTCATTAAATTTATCTTTGTCCGCGTATGCAAGATCTCCCATTTTTAAAACATAACCACAAGTAGTTGCGATTCTTGCTTTGTCTAATTGTTCTTGAGAGAATAAAATTCCACCTTTAGTTTTTTCTTTTGGTGTAAAAGGTAAAACTAAAATTCTGTAGCCAACCGGTTTAGGTAACTGGTCTTCTACTTCTTTAATATTGTTTTGATCTAATCTAATTGCGTGAGACTCTTCTTTTTTTTCTGCTTCGTACTTATCTTGAAGTCCAAGTTTAATTTTTGGTACTTCCTTGTCCGATGTCGATAATGTTTCCTTGCTCATTTTTTTGCTCCTTTGGTTTTAGCAGGTTAGAGATTTCCTGTAACGTTAATTGATAAGCGTGTGCCTGTCCTAGCATATACTTATATTTTTCCATACTGTCAACCCCACCAGTAATCATACTGTCTCCAATTTGTTGTAGAGTTGCGTTAAGTGTTTTTTTAAGTTTATCTATTAATACTAAATCGTCCATCTTCTCTCCTTACAGTTTAAATTGTTGCAGCACTATTAGTTTTTCTTCAGCAGTTGCAATCTTTTCTATTTGTTTATCTACTTCTTCTATGTGTTGTGGATGTTCTCCAATACCTACAGAATTTTCTAAGTAAATTTTAAGTGTAGCATCTGCTTCTGATATTTGTGCGTTGTATCTATCTTCTAGTGCTGTTAGTATTGCTTCTCTCATTTTTTCTTCCTTTTTTTATTTAAAAGTTTAACACGTGTGTGCCAACACCATTCAGTCATTTTAATAACATAAGTCTCAACAAATGCAATAGCATCATCAAGTTTTCCAAAAAAAGAGTATAAAAATTTATCTAACATTTCCATCGCTTACGTGCCTGTCGAAGTCTCGAATTTGGATTGGCCGCAGCATTAGGAAATTTTTTCATTTGCCCTGCACTTCTTGCGCAGTATGATTTTCGCCTGTTAGCGGCAGCGGACCCTTTTTTAACTTTACCGGTCACGGCTGTTTTTAATTTAGAACCGGGATTTTTTCTTCTGTAGGAAGCGACACCGGCTCGAGTCATTCCTGCTCCAGACTTTGTAGATCTGAAATTCTTCTTATTTCTTGCAGGCATATTATCCTGTTTTCTCATATTATTTTTTTCTGTTAATTACTTTTTTTAATATTTTAGCTTGTCCTGCGTGTAATTTAGAAGCTTTATTTAAACCTTTAATTACTTTTTTTACTTTATTTTTTTTGTTTTTATTCATTACAACATTCCTTTATAATATTTTTTTAAACTTGGATTTGAAACTTTTACTCCACCTAAACTACCATCAATATAACTACCTCTATAATTTCTTTGTGCTTGCCCTATCATACCACCATCTTTAGCAAATGTTTTAACGTTAGTTGGTTTAGGTCCTTTATTACTGACCGCTCTTTTTCGTTTGACAGCACTCGCCTTTTGCGAGCTTGTCATCCGTGTGGCTTTTGCAAGTGGGACGCATTTTGGATACTTCCTCTTTGAGCCTTTGCTTCTCCCACAAGGTTGGTACTTCCCGTTTTTCTTCGGAGCTCCAATGTCCACCCATTTGTCGTCCAACCATTTTTTTAATCCGCTCATCTGATTGCACAGCCCATACCTTTTTTCGCTAACCCACCACTTCTTAATTTCTTTCTACCTACTTTGCCTTTGCAATATTTAGATGCCCAAATGTTTGCGTATGCGCTTGGGTATACATCAAACTTTTTCTTAGCGGCAGCTTTTCCTGCAGGACAAAGTTTAGCCATTATCTAACTTTCCCACCTTTTTTAGCAACTATTCTTTTTGGATTGTATCCAAATTTTTTTGCTAACTCAGGTTTCTTTTTAGCTAATTTAACTAAACCAGGATTCTTCTTTTTACTTATTGGCTTTACCATAAAGTTTTCCTATTTGTTTATTTTGCCAGATTTTTTTGCTTTAGAACCAAACTTACCAAAAGAATCATCTCTTGATGCTTTTAATTGTTTCTTAGTTCTTTTTTTTCTTATTCTCATTGCGATAGATTCATCTTTTCTATCTTTGTAACCCTGCTTCTTTTTTTTCTTTTTAACAGAACCACCTTTTTTGTACATTGCTCCACCTTGCATACCCATATCGTCTTTGTAGTAACCAGACATCATATCTTTTCTAGCATTAGACATTCCGCCCATTGCTTTTTTTACTCTACCAACTTGTCCTCTTGGTTGGCTAACTTGTGTGTTAAATCTTGGATTTGCCATTATTTTTTTCCTCCGTTGTTTCTAAATATTTGTGTTCCCTTTATACCATAAATGCTCGCAACGACAAGGATCCACAAATTTGTAAACCAACTCGGGAGTGCCGCGAAGTGTTCGAAGAACACATTCACTTTGTCCATAGCTGATGGATCGTCACTTACAACTGCCCAGGCCAAAATTGCAATTGGCGCAGACAAAATTATCAAAACTGCCTCGTCCTTCCAATCTGATTGACGGGCTTCTAAAAGTTTACCTTGGTAAGCTTCCTTACCTTCGGCCATACGAGATGCGTGCATAAGCTGTGCATCTGACATAGCCATTTTCGTTCTCTGCTTGTTAGCATAAATTTTACTACCAGCAGAAACGGCTAATTTAATTGCCGATAACCACATATTAGTACCAAGTAGCTTTTACAGGTCTCTTGTCAGGTCTCATTCTTTTTGTACCTCTAACTACAACCGTTTGTGATGTAAACGGATCAGTCATTTCTACAGGAATCCCACCTTGTTGCTCACCTTGTGAGTTTGCACCAAGTTCAGGAACAACTTTTACATTGTCTCGACCTTTGTTTATTTTTTTAACCATAATTTTCTCCTTAATTTGATTTATATCTATTTTTTTCCAAAGTTTCTACCAAAATCGTGAATTTTGCTTTGGTCTGCCATTGATTGTTTAGCTAATGACACGCCTGCACGCAATCCAGCAAGATCTGCTTCTTGTTCAAGCTCTGCTTCTTGATTTTCTTGGTTCATCATCGCTTTCATCTTATCAAGATTCAATCTTTCTTGACCTTCTTCTTCTTTTCTTTGATTGTCTTGTGCTCGAAGATCCATTTCTCTACCTTTTAGTCTAAGTAGTGGGTCGCCACCATACTCACCCATAATTTTCTCTTCTTCTTTAGCATAATCTGCTTGCATTTCTGCAATTAACTTCGCTTTTCGAGATTCTATTTGGTTTGTAATCTGTTGTAGACGTTGTTGTGCCTGCATTACTTGTGGATTTTGCATCATACCTTGTGCCATTGCAGGATTTTGCGCACCCGCTGCTTGCATTTGTTGTTGAATCATTTGTACTTCTTGTAGTTCTTCTACAAATTCTAATTGTACTTGCTCTTGAGACATTAAACTAATGTGTTCTAATATATTTTTTTGTAAAGCTGCCATCGCTCCAGGATTATTTTGTGTTTGGTTCAATCTCATAAAGTTTAAGTGAGCATCAATGTGTGCTTTGTGGTCTTGACCAGGAAACGCTTGATAAGGTTTCATACTCATTGCCATAATATGTTCTAACGCAGGATCCATTGGCATTGGTGCAGCCGGTGGTGGTAGTATTGCATTAACATTTTTTACCCCCAGCGCGTCATACATAGATCTATATGCTTGATATAGATTATGTATTCGAGGATTTGATTGCGCCAGTTGTAATTGACTTTGAGCTAAAGATATTCTTTGCGTCTGTGAGAAGATGTTTGGATCTGCTACAGGTAATATATCTACTCGTTCGTCAAAATCTTGAACTTTGATTTCTCTAGATGCACCAGGTACATCATAAGGATAAACAGGTGGTAAATAACTTTTAAATACATTTGCTAATAATTTAAATTCTTGTTTTAATCCAACATACAATCTTTTGTGTATCGCTGACATTACCCGCGATCCACGTTCCAATAACGCGACCGTCGTTCCAACTGCAGCGGCTTGGTTCATATCACCCACTTGTGAATCTGCGATGCTCGCGAATCGCTGACCCGCTGAAACCACAACACCCATCAATTGTAATAATGTTTGGTCTGGTCCTTTAAAAGGTAAAGTCATAAACTGATCTTTAATATTGCCGCCCGGAGCGTCGACATCTCTAAACTCACCAGGTTGTAAAGGTTGTGCATCATCTCTAACTCTAATACCACGAGACTTAAATCCTGCGGGTAAGTTTGCTAAAGTTCCTGCATCAAGAAGTTGTCTTAACGCTGCTGTTGCAGTTCTAGTTAAACCACCAATCATATGAATTAAACCGAAACCATAGAAACCAGTTCCTGGTAAAAATTTAAATTGTACAAAGTAATTTATTTTTTTCTTTAATGGATCTTGTTCACCGTAGTTTCTTCTGATAGATAAAATTTTATTATTAGATTGAGCAATCGTTACAACGTATGGAAGTTTAATTCCTGTTGGCTCGCCGTCCGCACCAAGATCTTCATAACCTTCTAAATCAATATCAGTATGAATTTCATAAAGTGTGTATTGGTCTTCTTGACCATCTCTTTGAATTCCTTCAAGTTCTAATTTTTTATCTTGTAATTCGTTTTGAGTTACAGGAGGTCTACCTAATTCTATGTCTCTATAAAATCCTGCTACTTGTTGTTTTCTTAATTCGTTCTCTGACATTTTAATAACGTGAATTACTGCTTCTGCATCATCTAAACTATTTGCAGAATAAGGAACTATTAAATCTTCAGCAGGTACAAATTTTGATACTGCTCTTCCTAACAAATCATCGTAATAAACTTTTTTAAAAGTTGATCCTGATAGAGGTAGGTAAAATAACATTTGATCAAACTCAGGTTCATACTCTTTCATCTGATCCATAATCTGATAGTTCATAAAATCTTTAACACGTTTTGATTGCTCTTCTTTAGCAACATCAGCGTTACCCATAATTTGAGTTCTAACCGGACCATCAGCTGGTAATAATTCTTTGTAAGCTTGCGCTTGAAATTGTGTAACCGCTTCAGCAAGAACAGGATGGTTTACACCACTTGCTCCTCTAAAAGGTTCTGTACGTCTTTCATATTTAAATCCTAAAAGATCTAAACCGTTTCTGTAAGTGTCTTCCCAATCCGCACGTGATTCTCTGTATTCGTTGTATTGATCTACTAATTTAGAACCTAATGGATCTAAAACACTATCATCTAAAAATTCTCCTAGGTTTTCAAAATGGTCTTCACCCCCTTCAGGGCTAGCTGCTTTTGGATCAAAAGAAACTTCTGCACCACCTTCTTCAGTCATTTCTATTTCAACTGGGCCACCATCTGTTTGAATCTCTTCAACGTTTTCTTTAATCGCTTCTTGGATTTCTACTTCACCTGGAACTTCGACAGTTGTTTTTGTATTCGGTAATGGTTTATCTATTTCAGCCATTTTGCTAATCTATCCTCTTTTGTTAAATGTTTCAATCACTTCTTCTAGAAGTGCTGTGTTCTGTTGTTTTGGTTCTTCTATTGGCATTGGGTTCGCTGCAGCCCATTCTAATATCTCTGCTTGTGTGGCAGGTGTATCATCTGGTTTTACAATTGCACCAATTATTTCGTTGTATTTTAATTCCATTAT